CGCGGCATTGATGCCGATAGCAAAGTAGCGCACATCTTGGGAACTAACACGAAGCTAGAAAAACTTCCGAACGGCCGCGAAGTTATCAACTCCGGCGTCACGATGGCCCCCTCGAAGCGCAGCGGCATCGTCAACGTTTGCAAATGGGCCACCGCGGCATGCATCGCGACATGTGTGCTTTGGTTTGCCGGACGACGAGCAGGGGCCCGCATGCGGGAATGTGCTCGCAATGTGACGAAGCTTTGGTATTTTTGGCCCGAGCGGTTCTATGCCAGATACGATCGGGAGTTGTCGAATCAAGAGAAGCGCGCCGCGGCGGAAGGGCTGGAGTCGTACCATCGGCCAAATGTAGCCTCCGATCTGGATCATGATCGTATCGTGTCGGCACATCCGTCGACGACGTTCTACGATTACACTGCAGGGTTCGAGCGGATGTGCTCGTATCTCGATGGCAAACTTCCGGCGAACTATCACCTTACATTTAGCGTCAAAGAATCGACCCCTTACGAGCACATCGAGCACATTCTTTCCCGCGGGGGTAATGTCGCCGTCGTCGTCGACACCTACTATTGGGGCCCGACCCATCGGTATGGTTTGCTGCCTGAGTCTGCCGTGTTCTTCAATGCGAGCGTGCCGGGCATGTTCATCAATTGCCCAGTGATCGATGGCGATCGGCACGACATCCGCACGCCGGAATTTGACGGCCGCGGGAAAATGATCGGGCTCCGTCTTAAGGCGCAGTCAAATAAGGTGAAAGCTTTGGCCCGGGCCAAAGGATTCGCGAAGTCTTTCACGCTGGGCGGGAAAGAGCATTCCACCCGGGGGGAGATGCTGCAGCGTGGGTCGATCACGATTCAGCTGCAGTCTGAATCGCCCGCGCCCAGCTGCTCCAGCGGATGTGCCGGATGCCCGTCGGCTCGTCGGGCCCCCGCCGCTGGTTTGCTTCCCATATTGAACTGAGCGCCGCCGATCGATCGAACGCCGGCCCCGGCCCCCCGGGGCCGGTTGCAATTGGTGGCCGATCACATCCGCCCCCGGGGCCCGCCCGGGGGCGGATGCAATTGACCGCCTCACGAGTTTGCCAGCACACGAGCACCGTCGCCGATCACCTGCAGGGCCCGCGGTGCTCGAGCACCGCACGACACGAGCACCGCACCGGCACCGCACGACATGAGCACCGCACGACATGAGCACCGCACCGCCGGCACCGGGCCCGGTTCCGGGGGGTGTCGTGGGTCGACCCCGGCCCCGGTCGGGCTTCCTGCGCGATCCTACGGTGCCGATTCCGGGCCCGCGGGGCCCGCGGGCAGGGGTCGGGGCCCGGTCCGGGCCCCTGCTCGCGCCGGCTCGCGTCGCCGATCGCCTGCAGGGCCCGAGCACATCCGGCGGGCCCGATGTGCTCGAGCACCGCGGCCGCGGTCGTGCGTCGTGCGTCGTGCGTCGTGCGTCGTGCGTCGTGCGCGACGACGGAAAAATTCTGTGGTCGAGACTTGCCGACCGTCCGCCGATCGTGCGCGCACGATCGGCCGCCACCAAATTCCTGCCCTGCGCAGTGTGCGAGCATTCTCCGCGGCCGCGCCTATCGTCGGGGCGGGAGGGGGCTGCCCGGGGTCGGTGCCCGGGTTCTTTGCACCCCCCTTTTGGGCGGGTGTATTATTTTGCAACACCCCCCTGTCGGGGGCCCTGTACCCCCCCCTGGATGGGGGGGTACCCCCCCTAGGGGGGGTGAGCGCCCCTTTTTCGGGGCATATAGGGCTGTGGACAACCAATGGACAACCAATGGACAACCAACAGACAACCAACAGACAACCAAAAAAGCATGGCAGAAAACCAGCCACACAACCACCCCATTGACAGGTTATGATTACCTGCACATAATGCCCAACATGAAACGCAAAAAGACCACACCGCCACCGCTGGAGATCGATCAGTTGATCCCCCTGCCACGCGCCGCCGAGTTGGCGGATGTCTCGCAGGGATGGCTCCGTCAACTCGTCGTCGATGGCAAGGTCCGCGGCGTGAGGATCGGACGAAACTACCTCGTCGACTTGGAGTCGGCGAAGGCGTTCACGAGGCACCCCTTCCTGGGCAGGCCCAGGAAGTCGGACGAGTCTCGTGGAGGAGGTTCCGGAGGAGGTACACCAGGAGGTAAGAAGCCATGAAGCGATCCCAGAAAAGCATCGACGCCGACGTGATCAAGTTCCGCGAGCGGATGGAGTTCCTCGAGACGGCGTGGGGAGCGAAGACGGAATACGAAGTCGACCTGTCGACCGGCAAAGCGTGGTTCAAGCTGACCATGCCCGGCTCGAGCACGGCTCTGATCGTGCATGATGTCCGGGCCTGGAATGTTCTTCTTCCATGCCCATGAAATTTTCTTTGTTGACTTCTTATGTCGATGTCGATATATTGATTGCAACGCGGGGGAGTGACCCCGCGATCACCAACCAGGAGACCAAGAACATGAGCATCACATACACCATCGTCCGCCGTGCCGGCCGGTTCGCTATCGTCCGCGTCATGCCCAGCGGTGACGCCGCCGGCTATGACGTGGTCGCAGACCGCAACCGGGAGCAGCGGCACTACCAGATCCACCGTGATCGTGTTCACGTCTCGGCGATCGACGCCGCGTTCAGCGACTCCCGCAAGTATTCCAACCTCGACAATGCGATCGCCGCGGCCGACGGCTTCGGCCTCGACTTTGAAATCGGCTGACCCCAAACAACCCCAACCAAGGAGAACCCCATGAACGCTGAATGGTACTGGCTCGATGGCACACCCTACTGTGCCGAGTGTGTTGAGTGCGGCGGCCCCGCGATCGTGGCCGAGGATGCAACACGCGGCCCCGCCCCGTCGGGCGGTCGGTGTGCGTGCTGCGGAGAGACCGCCCCTGCCGCCACAGTTCCATACGCTCGCCTTGACGCCACTCCGCGGATTCGCATGGCCTGACACAGCACAGGGTGGGGCCACCCGGCCCGCCGACAGCCGCGAAACGGGTGGCGCTTTTTTCACTTCACAACCAGGAACCCAACCCATGACCACCACCACAACCAAGTATCCCGACTACGATCGTGCCGTGTCGCTCGCCGAGCGAATCTCCCACGAGCTACCGACGGGCTGGGGCACCGTGACTGCCGTCGGCACAACCGGCCAGCGCGTGATCATCGGGCGGGAGTTTTCGCTTGACGACTCGCGGATGCCGGACGAACCCACCGCCGATGAGCTGCGGTCGGTGTGGTCGATCGTCCGCCCCTTCGCCGTCGGAGGCATCGAGTTGCGGACGCACGACGCCGGTGCCGACCTGGTGATCGGAGGTGCCGCATGACCACCGACATCCTCGCCCTCCTCGACTCCGGCTGCCTCATCATCCGCGTGGCCCGCCGAGAGAAACGCCCGCTCGGCACCGCATGGCAAACCAAAGCCACCAACAACCCCGACGAGGTGGCCCGCTGGCTCGCCGCCGGCTCCAACATCGGCATCCTGCTCGGCCCCATGTCGGGCGTCGTCGACGTGGAATACGACACGCCGGAGGGCCGCGACCAGCTCGCCGCCTTCGGCCTGCTCGATATCCCAACCCCGACGTGGCGGTCGGCCCGAGGAGAGCACCGGCTTTTTCACTGGGAACCGTGGATGCCGGAGACCGCCGTCATCAAGGCCGACGACCTGGAGATCCGGCTTGGCGGCCGCGCCGCCCAGTCGGTCCTCCCGCCGTCGATCCATCCGTCCGGATCGAAATACGAATGGACAACCAGCCCGGCAGACGTGGCTATCGCCGGCTTCCCGGCCCAGCTCATGGCTCAGGAGTTGTTTCAATGACCCGCCCCACCTGGAACGACGCCATCCGCAGCCTACTCCTCGTGAGGATCGGGCAGGAGTTAGGGACCGACTCCCGGCTGGCCCGGGCCGTCCACGACGCGATCGACGCCGTGCTCGCGATCCTCGGCCAGTGATCGTGCCATCGCCCGCAGCGTCGTCCGCCACTCCGGCGACGGCCACCAGAGATCCAGCAACACCACCCCGATCGCCGACGTGGTGCCGCAGAGGATCGCATCCCACAGCGGGACGGAGCCTTGCCGGGCTTCCCACTGCTCGCGGACCTGGGCTTGCATCAGCAGCATCGCAAGCCGGACGGATGCGTGATTCCGCCCGCCGTGGGCCGCGGCATCCTCAAGGTGCGAATGCGGCCAGTGGCGGATAACCAGCCTCGTGAGACCGTCTGCCCGCCAAGCCTTGGCGTAGGTCACCCGCGGCCCCAACCGGTAGCGGACATGCGCCTGCAGTTGGGTGATCGCGTCGTTCACTCGTCACCGCCGGGGTGGGCAGGATCCGGAGACGCAGGTCGTGCCAGACTTCACCGGCACCGGGGCCGGCGGCTTCGCCGCCATCTCCTCGAGGATCGACGCCCTGGCGGCCGACACCGCAGCCGCAGCCCGGGCCGGCTCGGTCGCGATCCGGTCGTGGTCCGCCGACAGCCAAACCAGCAGTGACACAAGCCAACGCCAGATCATGCTCATGATGGCTTTACCTCATCGAGTTTTCGCCAGATCGCCATGCACGCGACCGCACCAACAACCGACAGCACGAAGCCAGCCGGCCGGTAGTGGTCACCGCTCACCAGCGAACCGGCCAAACCTCCGGCCACCGAACCGACGACACCCACGGCAATGGTCTGCCAGCGGCTCGACGGCTTCGCCGGCGGCCACAACCATTCGGCCACCGAACCAGCGATCCAGCCAAACACGACCCACAGAATGATCGAGAACATCACCAGCCCTCCGCATGACATACGAGTGATCGGTCCCCACAGTGGGCGGCCGCATATTGCTCCTCAACAGGTCGAGGTGCCGGCTCGGCAAAAACAGTCATCCACAACCCCAGCTTCGCCAGCCGCGACACGAACTGGAGGAACGGCCGCTGCGGACGCGGACTGAAAGGATTCACTGGGTTGAAGCCGGGCACGCTAGCGGCCAGATAGCCGGCCACCAAACAGCCGAGACAGGAGAGAATGACGTTGCGCTTTGTCATGACAACACTCAGAGGGCGAGGTGGTGATTTACTGCCGGCATCTTCGCCGCGTCGGTCGGGGCCGGGGCCGGGGCCGGCTGCAACCAGCCGGCGTGATCGAGGTCGCGATACCGGAAGCCGTCGACCGAACCGATTACGAACGAATCGCCCTGGGCGAGGATCGATTCCGCGTCCTGGCGGGAGATCCAGAAGCTCCCATCCGGCTGGTCGGCTGGGTGCTTGCCGCCCCCGACGTAGTTCGACCACGAGTTGAGCACCAGCACTCCGTCCCGCGGATTCTTCATCGGCGATGCAGAACCAGCCGCGTTGTTCTTGGCGTACTTCACCGAAACGATGACCATGCAGTGATTCCAGGTTCCAGCCCGCCGGCAGAACCCATCCGAATCCCGATCGCCGCTGGCGAATCCGACGTTGCTGCAGATTGGCACACACATGCCCGACTCGATCGCCGATGTCAGCGACTCCCAATCCTCACAGAGAGCCACGGCCCGGGCGGTGTGGTCACGGCCCAGCTTTGCGAGGGACGACGGCACGCCGGCGTTGCCCCACTGACGCGATCGGTCGATTGAGTAGGTCGTGAGGTCGATGTCGCCGTAGACCTGGCGGTAGAGGATCCCGCCGACCGCCGGATCCTTACACCGCCCCGAGACCCAGCGGGCGGCAGCACCGCCGTAGGAACCGTCGGAGAACCCGGCGTTGGTCACCGGCGGCATCCTGCCGGCGGTCCTCGAGCCCCCATAGATTGGCTCGGTCGCCACGATCAGCGGGCATTCCGCCAGACCGCCAGCGACGTGATCGACACACTGCCCGATGTAGCTGCCCATTGCCCAGCCGAACGACACACATGTCCCGGCACTGCCCTGGTTAAGCGGCCCGAACGGCTTGCCGTAGCGCTGCCGGTGGCAGCGGTCGGCGAACCGGTAGAGGTAGGCATCGTGCCCCTTCGCCCCGGCGATGACCTCGGCCCCCGCCTGGCGGAATAGCGGCTGGTCTAGTTCGCGGAGAAACTCCCGCGTGCCCTCGGCGTCGGGGACATATCCGAAGTTGGTTTCGACTCGGTCGGCCAGCTTGGAGACGTACCGCGAGACGACGGTCCCGAGTACCGCAGCGAAGATCACGAAAGCGACCGCAGACCACGACCAATCACTTCGCCGCATCGGTTGCCGCCCTCCCTAGATCGCGATATGCGACGACCCAAGCCGTGCGCTGCTCGGCGGTCAGCGGCCCGCCGTCGGTGCCCACGGCCTCGTCGAGATACTTAGCGATCGCATCGCGGGCGGACGGCTGCCGGTCACCGATCGAAATACCACGGCAGCGCAGGATCCTCGTCCTCTTCCGCAGCTCGTCGACCGCGACGCCGGTGGAGAGGTAGCCGTCCGGCTTGCCAGATGAAAACTCGATCTCGTCGGCCAGCTCCGAACAGAGGGCACCTATGAGCGATGCGTCCTCACTGGCTGTCTCCCCCGAAAACAACCCCGCCAGCGACAGCGGACCGGCGTCGGGGGACGGCGTCGGCCCAGGGCCGGGGGACGCCGGCGGCATGATCCCGTATGCGATAGCCGCGGCGACCAGCGCGATGCCGGCGTAGTGACGGGGCGTGAGTTTGGCGGCGGCGGCCTTCGCCTTCGCGGCGAATGGCTGAAGGTGCGGCCAGCCCCAGGCTGCCACCGCTGCGAGGATCAAGAGAGTAGGAATCATGCGAGCCTCACGAGTGGCAGGATTTGTTCGACCGCCCCGGACGCGAGGGCGAGCACCAGGAGCCGGACCGGGCCGCGGGCGAGGCCCCAGATAGGCCAGAGAACCAGCGGCACGCAGCGGTCGGCGAGGGCGTCGAATAGCCGGCCAACTCCGTCGAGCGCCGATGCCTTTTTCTCCTCGCCCGTCATGCTGGTGACAGCGTCTAGGGCCGCGACCGCTAGGTGGAGGAGAGCGACCAGCAGCTCACCGAACTCGGCCCAGGTGAGACCATCGCCAGCCGCCGATCGTGCGGCGCTGATGAAGGCGTCGACCTTCGTGAGCACGCCCCCCGGGGCGGCCTCGGCGACAGCGATCGGTGCGTCCGAGATCACGAATACGTCCCCACGCCCACCGCGGTCACATCCACGCCGTAGGTGCCGGTCACAGACGTGGCGAAAGCCAGCGTGCCACCGGTGATGCCGCTGCCGTAGTCGGCGATGTGAAGCTGCCCGCCGACGCCAACCCTCACGCCCGAGATCCCGGGGTGGGTGACGGTGAGAAACCCGCCGGTCGGGCCGGTCGGCACCTGCACAAGCAGCTCGCGGACGGTCGACACGTTTGCGGTCTGCAGCGTCCCGAGCACCGAGCCGGTGATGCCGGTGGTCGACATCGAGAACCCGGCTTGTGTGCCGGTGAGGCTCTTCGATGCGGCGACGTTGGCTTGGTTCACGCCCGTGCCGTTTGAGATCGCACGCGAGGTGCGATCCTCACCCGAGGCAGAGTAGTCGGCGACCGACTGCGAATCGGAGAGGGACCAGGCGAGGCGGGTAGTGCCGGCAACCGTCAGCGAGGTGGACATCAGTGGATTTTCCCTTCTTCGTGGAGCTTGGTGGCTTCGGCAAGCGTCATGCCGGAGCGGATCGCGAGGTACTCAAGGAATGTCAGCGGTCGTCGGCCCGGGGGCGTACTTGTGATCGAGCCAATGCCGGCCCGGCGCGTCGGTTGGTAGTGCACATGGGTGCCGCCCTCCTCCGGTGCCGCGAGCGGTTCACGCCCTCGGCCGGTAGTGCGAAACAGCCATTCATGCGTCTGTGCCACGTCGGTCCTCTACTGCCATTGTACGCTTGTTCACTAGTCGGTCCGGTCCATGACTTCGTACAGACACGCGGCATAACCGGCGATGTCCACGGGGCCGTCGACAGTGGCCCCCGGCCCCCGGAATCTGGCGATCTTGTCGAGGATCATGATCGTGGCCCAATCGGCCTCGGTCAGCGGTCGCTTCAGCACGTCGGCGAAGGCCGCGTTGACCATGCCGATCGTCCTGGCGAAGTGGCTTTTCGGTCCGCCGTACTTGGGACGGCGGTCGCGGATGACCTCGGCGGTTTTCTCGCAGAGCTGCTCTGCCGGGGTGGCCTCGGCGGTCGCCGGCGGATCGCCGTCGGCCCCGTAGACCGCCCTCTCGACCGGTCCGTCCTGCTTGTACTTCGCCCATGCTGCGGCGACTTCCGCCGCCGTCCCAGCCGCATCCGCCACGCCACTCGACCGTGTTGCTTCCAGCATCCTTTTCCTCTCGTTTACGAGCCGCATTACATGAGCCGCAAGATTTCCAGACGTGCCACACCACTGGCCCTGGAAGCGACGGGCGTCACGCACGGCCGTCGCGATGTATTCGTCGGAGAGCGGTTCGCGATACGAAACCTCTGCCGCAGTTTCTTGGGGCATAGGTTTCGTCATGCCGGCACCTCCATCCGGGGGCCGGCAACGTGCATGGCAGCCAACCCGCCGGCCTCGTCGTAGATGAACAGCTCCATCGCTCGACGCTGACCCAGCCAGCCGTTCACGGCGTGGTAATCGTCCGCCGGCCCGAGCGACGGCGCGACCCGCACCAGAACCCCATCAAGGGTTTCGATCGGCCTCGACCACTCGGCGGATTGGTGGTGGAGGTGGCCGGTGTGGATCTCTCGGTAGGGGCAGCGGGCCCACGCCTGCGCCGCCTCAATCGCCATGAGCTGCGGGAGTTTGCGCTTTGCCTTATGACCGTGAACGAACCCCAGAAGACTTAGGCCGTGGTCGAGATACTTTCGCGGCGTAAACTTTTGGTCAATGCGGACGCGGCCGCGGCCTTGATAGCGTTCAACGAGAAGCCGATGAAAAGCCCACGTCAGCGTCTCGTCGTGGTTGCCATTGACCACGACAACGTCCGCCGGCCCTACGCCAGCCGCGTCGTCGATCACGCCGATGAGCGAGTCGGTGCCGACCTCGATCATCTTCTGCAGCCGGCCGTCCCGCTCGAGCGGCGTGCCGCTGGTGGTGGTCCCGGCCGGCGAATCGTAGTGGAAGAGATCTCCAAGCATCGCGACCGTCATGCGGCCGGGCGCGTAGCCGTTTGCGATAGCCAGCAGTTCGCCAGCGGATTCGTCCACCAGCCGCGCGGCGATGTCCAGGTCGTAGTCGGCCTCGCCGGTTGTCTTCTCCCAGCAGTATTTTCCGAAATGAGTGTCGGCCACGACGAGCACGGCCCAAGTTCCTTTGCGGGAAGGCTTGTTCGCAGTTCGCGAACCGTGGACACGCACGCCCTTCGATGCCGACGCGATCATCGCCTCAACGCACTCGCGGACCCCGGGGCCGGGCTTCGGCTTCAACCGCACGAACACGCGGAACAGCTCGGTGACCTCCGGCCGCCCGGTCTCGCGATTGACGCTCATCCCCTCCCATTTGGTCGCTTCACTCTGTGCCACCTGGTACAGCTCGAGGTCAGCCTCGATATGCCGCAGCAAATCGTCGACCGTGCGGATCGTCCGCGAGACGCTCCGGGCCTCGACGTTGTCGCCCTCAGTACGTTTGGTCACATGCTCGGCCTCGGCCGCCGAGGACGGCTGCGGAAGGCTGGCAACCACGTCGGCGATTAACGGCCGTCGAGCCATCTGGTCACCGTAGAGGAGTGTGCGCTGATGCCGCGGTCAGAGAGAGTTTTTGCGATGGCTTTTGCCAAACCAGTTTTCGATGCGGTGATCCGGCCGGCGCGAAACTCGGACCGAATCTCATCGAGTTCCGCGAGAATCTCCGGCGGCAGCACGTCGGCAAAACTCTGCCGCGTCCGCCGTGGCAGATTCGCCAGCACTTCATCGAGCAATACCGGCTTCGCCATGCGGCCTCCGTATACCAGCCAGTTTGCGGATAGGTGTACGGGTGTCAACCGCTGTTTTCTGGTCCCCACTTGCCGACCGGACAGGATTCGCCAGCCCAGGAGAGCTTGGAGATATAGGCTCTCTCTCTGCTCACAGGGCAGCCACACTTGGTACACGCCTTCCCATCGAAATACTCGCACCCCGAACAGATCGCGTGGCGGGCGGCCACCTGTTCGTCGGTGCAGCGGGGGGCACCGGCGGCGACGTGCGACACCGCGGCCTTAGCGAAGTTGCCCATCCGCTCGAGCAGCG